CCCCTTTGCTACGCTGCCGGTCTAGGTATTTGGAAAGCCCTTGGTAAAACCGCCCAGGCACACCGCTTTGGTACTGTTGCATGGCGGGCAGTAGGAACGGATTAGCGTCCATGCGATTGGTACCACGCTCTTGCCACATGCCTTTGCGCCCTTGCCAGCGGCCGTTAATGCGGCGGTTGGTGCCTACCAGAATGCCAACTTCGCCCGCTTTGAATCCCAAACGGCTGCGCTGGCGTTTGTTGATGTTGCGGTGACCAATCGCCCGGGCCATGTCGCCGCTGTCTGCCGGGGCGAGGCTTTTAGCGGTGCGCTTGACGGGCGCGACGACCGACACCAAGCCCGCCCGGATGGCGCGCTCTTTGATGTTGTCTTCTAGCGCCTTTAGCTCACGCTGCATGTCTTGCAGGTGAACACCTCTTACCTGCCAATCAAACGAGTTCATGACACATCAACTCCAGTTCGACGCGCTTGCCGCCTAGATCGATTGGCCTGCCTTCCAGCTCATAGGTAGTATCGCCATGGCGTAGGCGTAGGGTTTTGCCGGTGGCAGCGGCTATGTCTGCTCGGTACCGCATGCGGATGCGGGCGGTGGTTTCGGCGTTGGCTTCCTGCGCGGCGAAGAGCGTGCGGCCGCGCAGCTGTTCGACCTCTGCCCAACGGGGTTTTGGCTCAGGCTGCCACCCTTCTGGGGTCGCGCCTGAGTCGGTGCGTTGCCCTTTTTGCCACCACTCCAAAGTGACGCGGTGGCAGAGTTTTCCGGCTTGCATTTACTCCGCCCGGCCGTATTTCTTCAGGCGTTCATAGGTGCCGCGTGTAAGGCGCATTTGCTCGCCCGCATCCTTGCACACGCCGCCGTCACAGTGGCGGGTTTTCAGCGTGGCCATTACCCAACCAGCGGTGCCCTTCTTCGATTCAGTTGCTTTAGCAGGCGGCGTTGGCGTTTTCGGCGGCTGGGTTTGTGCTGCCGTTTCCGCTGGGTTAGCGGCGGCCTGCTCTGGCGGCTGTTCCTGAGCAGGCGGGGTTTTCTTGGTAGCCATGGGAACTCCTAAAAGAAGTAGTGGCGGTACGGCTGAATGAGCTCGCTGACGGCCATGGGAAGCTCTGACATAGCGCCTTCCACCACGCTTTCGCGGTGGGCGTACCAGTTGCCGATCAACAGCAGCATGGCGGTCACTACATCATCGTTAAGCACTAGGGCATGCTCATCGGTTACGTTGCCGTCCGTGTCCGCAGGTACGGCACCCGCCGTAGCGTAAAGCGTGCGGCCAGTGTGGTTTTCAACGTACCGCGCGGCGGCGGTTGCGTACGTGTCCAGCAGCGCATCGTCTTCGGTATCGTCCGGCTCGAGCCGGACGTGTTGCTTGATAATGTCCAGCTCGAGCATGAACGGCTCCGTTAAGCGGCAGAACCACGCAGGGCTTTAATAGCGGCCACGTCTTGCAGCACACAGTCAAAGCGGTGGAAGGCGAGGAAGCCGGTTTGGTCGAACTCGGCGTAACGCTCTACCAGGCGCTTGAGCACCATGTAGCGAACGCGGCGAATAACGAATTGCTGGAAGTCACCGGCGTACATGAACTTGGCGCTAGCTCCTAAATCGGCAATGGCCTGATCCACGAAGTAGGCTTGGTTCAGGATGGTGGCAGGTGCAGCGCCAGCCACGGCAGGCAGCCAAAGCGGACGACCCTGCAGGTCTTCCATTTCCGTGACCATTTTCAGCGTGTTGTCGTTCATGCCGATGCGGAAGCCAGGCGCGCGGCGATACGCCGGGTCAACGGAGTGAATCAGGCCGTTGATCTCTTTCCAGGTGAACTCGGTGTTGGCTGCCGCATCCGTGACCCGAGTGACTGACGCCTCAAGGCCTTTTGGCTGCGTGGGGGTTCCTGCGCCGGTTCCCTTGACGAGGTAACGGGCCTCACCACGACCGAGGCGAGAGCCGATTCGTGCAGCGAGAAACGCTTCAATGTCGATACCGCTATCCTGCAGCAGTTCGTTGGATACGCGAATCACCTGCGAGGTCAGCTTTTTGGCGCCTAAGGTTTCCATGCCGAATTCGACATCTTGCTCGGCGGCCTCTTGGTTCTCACCCAGCAGCACGCCTTCTTCTGCGGTGCCATCGCTGGTAGGCCATTCGATGTCGTTACCGCTATCGGTGCTCATGATCTGCGAAACACCTGCAAGGCCGCCATAATCCTTCATGGCTTCGTAAATGCGGCTTAACATTTCCGTTGGAACGGTGTAACCACCCTTCTCGTTCGGGTTGGTGGCCTGAGCGCGCATCTCTTTCAACACCTTGCGCTGCTCTGGCGTCATGTCGCTCATGCCGTGGCGTAGAAAGGCATCAAACGCCTGGGCGCGCTGTTCGTCTACATTGGCGCCAGCACCGTTTGTATCGCCGTTTTCGCCACCGTCAGCGCCACCTTGCTTACGAAACCCTTCGGCGTTTTCTTCGGCAAAGCGGTTGTCGGCATCGCGCAGCTCTTCTTCGCGCTCGATCTTGGTGTTCAGCGCGTCGAGGTCGCCTTTCATTTTCTTCCAGCTGGTGCGCTGCTCGTCGCTCCAGTCGTTATCACCAATGGTGTCGTTCAACGCCCGCATGTCTTTTGCGATGGCGTTATATTTAGCTTTCAGTTCTGCGAGTGTCATGGTTGGCCTCAGGCTCCGATGATTTCTAAGAAGCGCTCGCGGGCGCGGCGCTGGTTAATGGCGCGCTGGGCGAGACCTTTGATCTCGCTGCAGCGTGCCTCTAAGGAGCGCGCAGCGGCGCCCGCGTCTGGGTAGGCTGGATAGGTAACGGGGGACACATCCAGCAGGCGGCTAAAGCGATTGATAGTGCGCACAATCAAGCCGTCTTCGTCTTCGCGCCATTCGTCGCCATCGTTGGCAACGCGAAACGCAAAGGAGCTTCCGGTAATGTCGCCACGGCTAAGCGGCGCTAGCACCAAGTCACGCACGGTTTGGGTATCCGGTGGGGTGATTTCGTAGCGCAGGCCTTCGGCGTCAATCGATAGCGCCAGCGTGCT